TCATAACCAACCTTTTCTGAACTGCAGAATATCAGCCGTGGCGGTTCGGTCACCCCATCACCCATGATCCATGATTCCGGGGCCACATCGGTGCTGTACGGGATCGTCAGAGTGTAATCGTCAATCCGGGTTGGTATCAGTAACCCGGAGGCATGGCCGTCCTGGTACCGGATCAACACTCGGGGATTACTAAACGACCAGTTCAATGGCTCGCTAACCTGCAGAGTAATATGCACTGCGTCATATGACATACCAACAACCAGGCTGCTGATGGTGTCGTTACCTGGTATGTCATCGGTCATGATGATCCGATCCATGAACTGGTAACAAAGGGCATCAAGCTCGGTCGATGTGGTGTGTGTGAGCCGCTGATATTTGTACCCCATCAGCCGGCGCATGCCGATCCGATATGCTCGGTCTTTATCAAGAACACCATCTAACGTATAGTCCTCAACCTTTAATGGTGTTGGGTTATCGGCTGTACGGCATTGGACCGTTTCCTCAGCCCACGTGGTGCCATTAATATATTTAACATCGACTCCATCAAAATCATCTTGCGAATGCGCAGCGAAACCGGTCTGCAGTTCCTCAGTCTGCTCTTGCGGGCTGATGATACCAGTCCAGTTTTTGATACCTTCACGCCCTGCCGAGGCCAGTCCATCACTCAATAGAAAATATCCCATCCCTGCATTGGTAATTTTCTGCATAACATCCAGGCCAGACATACCTGATTTATAAGCTGAGTAGTCGAAGGTCTCACCCCGCTGTGTCCAATAGGTACTTTCAAGCATGCCGATCGTGGCATAGTCGATCTGCTGATCAGTAAACCCCAACGATTTCAGAACGTGGAAAATGGCACCACTAATCGACCGGGAGGGATGCCCGTCATACAGCCGAATCCCCTCCAGGTTTACGCGACGATCTGATTGCGCCGCTAGGCGGCTTCCAGTCCGGATAGTTATACCCATCGTGGTAATGCCGTTATATTTAACAGGCCTTGCTGTAAGTATTGACCTCATGGATTGCCATTGAACTGAATCGCGCGTCGTCCCACCCCATACAGGAGTTTCACGCTTAACCCTGATCTCATACGTTGCCAGCGCAGGGAAATTAATGGTTTCCGTGTAGCCTACTTCATTCACGGTGTTGTTACCGTGGGCTATCTGCACGTTAAACCAGTCTGTGGTACCGTATTCTCGATACTGAACCGCTATCACAACGTCATGCCAGTGGATAGCTCCGTCCTTACTACCAACGTCGCATAATCCCTGCGGGTAGACGAAATTCAGCTCGACTTTGCTGGTTTTTTCGTTTGAAGGAGTGCATAGGAATGGCCCCATCCAATCGTTATTTACGTTCAAACCGGTAACGGTGGCGTCAAGCAGGGTGCGTGTAGTAAAACCAGGCCACGCCGGATCTACTGTCACAGTGTTATCTATGGCCTGAATTAACCGCTCAATCGTCAGCGTTAAGCCACTGATGTCAGTAATCCGGTATTGATAACCTTTCAATCCAAGCGCGATCCGCTGCTGGCCGTTCGGAATACCGCCAAAAGGAGAACTCAACGCAACGTCCCATGCTAGAGCAATATTGGCTATAACCGCCGGAGTACCACCAGTTGATGCTACGCCTGAAATGATGACAGGAGATGCCCCGAATATATCGACAGGCAGAATACTATAGGTGATTGAGTTACCGCTGAACGGGCTCTCCTTCTCCCTGATGACCAGTCGGCCACCAGATGAGTCCGCGATTAGTGCAGAGCCAACCAACTGATCAGTAATCTCATCAATAAGCCCAGGCATAGTAACGTAATTAGCGGAGAGTGAGATGATGTACGGAACACTGGCCCATGTCAGAGTAAACGAAACTGGAGCGGTGCTAAAATCGTAAGTGGTTGGTGCATCTGAGCCAGTGATGCTTGCAGCGTTACCACCTACACCTGGCACAGCTGGAGATCCTGGAATATAGGCCGATATAAACAGATCTAAACGAGTGTTATTCCACGTCAGCGATACAGATAAGCCGACAGACGGGTTCAGCTCGGTGAAGTCGCCATAAATCACATTACCACCGCCAGCACTTGCTACGGCATAAGTATCCGGCGTAACGACGGTGATCACCGTACCAGCCTGCCATGATTCCGGTAATTCAGGTGTTCCAGTGCTCAGCACGGTAATGGCATTGCCAGATACTATGATCGCGTCAGACGATACACTAACCGACGCAGGCCCGGTTGACGCAAGGTCAAGACCAGCGGTTCCTGATGTTGTCCCACCAACTTCAGCAGATACATACCAGTTTTCCGATCTTCGGTCTGTACTGACATCTGCACCAGGTGGATAGATCGTCAAACTTACATCATCACCAAAGGCTGCTGTTGCGGTGTTGCCCAGCCGTATAAGCGAAGGATTAATAGAAAAGTTACCAGCACCCACAGAGAGGAAAAGGTAACTCCTGTAAATCTGTGGGTCTGCAGGATCAAACCTGCTGACTGGCTGAACAAGATAATCAGGATATATACGACTCAGCCCTAACACTTCCCGGATCGGATCTCCAAGTTTTGCGGTATTGGCTTTTGCTGGCGATAAATCAAGAGAGTCTCCATTACTAGCGGATGCCGCACCATCCCCCTTCATCTGGTTCATCATATAAAGCGAATATGCCACAGCAGCTACCGCTACTGCGGCCGCTATCCACATCGCAGTGGCAGCGCCGATTGCGTAAGGAACAGGGTAAATCCGAACATCGCTTTCAGCGCTAATGCGGCAAATCGGCCAATCTGATGGCGTAATGGGCTTACCGTTCACCTCAACTGCCACAGGATGACGCATCTCTGCGTGATAACCCTCTACATTATCAATAAGCCATTGATGCACTGTCATGGCCTTGTGTTCGTGTGTCTCGAGTGGCTCGCCAGGTAATCTTGATGGGTAAATTCGAATGGTCACTGGTAATACTCCACTCTGACAAAACGGCGTTCAAAACGCGTTAGCGGCAGAAATGTTACATTCGATTTAGGGTTGCATTCCGCTGCATGCAAGATGCCATTAATGCTGACCACGATCGCAACATGCGTAACCAGGCTTCCAGAGTAACAGGAAATCCCCGCCCCCTCGCAGGGCTCGCACCGCGTCAATTCCGCCATCAGTTCTCGAGCAGAACTATTCAACCCATTATTATCTTTGGTGATCCCGTTAAACTCCGGCCACGCTGGCAGGCCAAGATCACGGCGAATTTCGTTAACGATGCCGAAACAGTCCAGTTCTGGATATGTTCTTCCGCCCTTCAGCCAAATAACTGAACGGTATTTATCAGGATTTAACATGATGGGTTCCTTATGAGATGTAGCGCAGGCCCGGATGCTCGACAAGGTTGTAGCGATGGCGTGGCCACGCTGTATCGAGGATGTTCATGTAGCCAGCAGTAATCTGAACTTCCGTTGCTTTCCAGGATCCGTTTTTGATTGTCAGCGTAAAAGGTGATGATGCAGGGAATGACAAATCAGTAGACACATAATTTCGATAAGTCAGCATGCCAATATCATTATTATCCAGTGCGTCGCGTATCGCCGTAGAGACAATGCCATCAATGTTACCGATGGCGAACTTTAGATCCTGCGTTCCATCCGAATTCCGCGCCGGCAGTGCAATCTCAATTCCTGATGCTATGAACGTCGCTACGCGGCCATCTTCCAGAGTTGCAGTGATATCATCCCAGCCTCTCGTCAGCCAGTATGTCCCTGAACTGATGTCTATTTGCAGCGTTTCAATAATCACTTCATCACCTGATGAAGCATAAAGCCGGTTTAAAATAGTCATGCCTCTGGCCACTCTCGGTTAAGCGCAAGATCGATGATGTTCTGTCCTGCAAGGAACTCAGGGAAGTTGCCCCAACCCACCAGTGGCAATGGTCGCTCCCACAATTCAAGCGTTGCCGAATAGCGCCAGTACAGCCCGCCCTCCGGCGTTGGCCCCTGATAGATGTCAGTAAATCGACAAACGTAAAGCTTTTTACCGATTGGCGTCATCAACGGCATGTTGAACCAAGCTGCACCGTCTGTCAGTACATCCCGGAACCAAGCTTCAAAAGCCTGTGCCTGCCCATCTGTAAAGATCCACTGGACACCAGATTGGGTCGGGGTTGAGGTATATGCTCTGCGCTGTCTCGCTCTACCAGAAACAAGATCCGTGCGTCTCAAAGGAGATATGGCCTGCATGCCAAAGCCATCTTTCAAGACACAGGGGAGATAATCGAACGGATAGTTAATATTGGTTGTAATGGCCATTACCCCACCCTTCGCTTGGTTGTCCAATTTCCCATGGCTTTACTCATTTGGCCCCGACCTGTAGCCACATCCTGAACGCTTTTTTCATAACCCATTTGAGCACCTTTTAACGCGGCTTGTTCCACAAGGGCTATTGTGGCGTCTGAAGGATTGCCATTAATGCTGATCGGTATGGTCGGGCTATAAACCACTCCGCCTGTTGACTGCGCGGAAACACGATCCAGCGTGGCATCCAGTTTTGCACTGGTTTGAGCTGTAGTAACCCGCTCACCTTTCTGTAGCAACCACGTCCCTGTTTCCGGCACCGCGTCGATACCATCGTGAGCCATACCTGCCATAGCAGCAGTTGTTACCCCTGCAACCATCGGCAATGTTATGGCAGCTGCTGCGGCTGCTGCTGCGGGAGCTAAAGCAGGACCGACAATAGGAATGGCGGCTGTAGACGCAAATGCAGCAATCTGCGCTTGCAGTGACATCGCCTGTGCATTTGCAACCATGGCTGGTATAGCTGCTGCCTGCGCACTTTTACCCACGAGTAATTGGATTGCCTGATAGACGAGCCATTGCGCGGCCATATCTACCAACGCCTGGACAACTGCCTGACCAAGATCCTGAAACACTCCCTTTATTGCTTCACCCATCGATTCAGTGCCACTGATGACATCATAAAGATGGGTAGATATTGATTCTGTTGCTGCGCCAAGAACGGATGACATTGCGTCTGCGGCTTGCTGGTAATAATCCTGCGAACTATCTGCAAAATCTGCGAGTGCATCAGATATTCCTGATGACCAGTCATCCTTCTTTTCATCTGCCTTTTTGTAATAATCATCTTGTATCTCAAGACGTTCATCAAGAGCATCCTGCAATGCCTGTGTTTCTTTATCGTACAGGCTCTTTGTTATATCTCCAGACTGATATTGTTTTTGTAGGTCTTGTTGTTTCCCAATGAAATCCCGCTGAATACTTAGCAGCTCTTTCATTCTCCCGCGCGCTTCTTCCCCCATGCCAGAACCAACAAAATCTGAGTTTAACATCTGACGATCGTTATCATTAGATGCTCGAAGGTTTTCAGCGAATGCCGCAAGCTTTAAATTATCTTCGTTGGTTTTTTTAAGTTGCTTTTGAATATCAAGCTCTTTTGCCAAATCTTCAAGTCGTTTCTTTTGCTGATCACTTAATCCAGATAGTTTACCGCTACTGATATCAAATTGAAGTTTTTGTAGTTCAGTTACCTCATCAATTTTCTTACCAGTCGTGACAATTAATTCAATTTGCTTTTTATAGTTCAGCTCTGTTGCTTTGAATGCATTATCTAGTTTTTTTGCGCCAGCGTCAGGCTTGTCCTTACCATTTGACTCACCACTGCCCAAACCGAAAACGCTACCAACCGTTGCGGCTTGCGTTGGAAGATTAAGCGCTGGGACTTTGCTCTCCCTGAGCTTATCTCTGGCCACTATTAGTTCGTTAAGCTGTTTTGTTAAACCCTCAACAGAATCATCATCGTTAGCTATCCAACCAAAGAAAGATTGACCCTTATTGTAAAACCCCTGCCTCTCATCAATGAATTTTTGTAATTGCGCTATTCTTCCATTTATTTGATCTTCGCTATTCTTATCAACATTACCTCCAAGAATAGATACACGATCGTTCTGGAACTTTAAAAGATTACCAGCCGCTGCTGCTGTTTTAATTAACCAACCAGCAAGAGAAGCGACATTTGAAACTAAATCCACAAGCCCTTGCTGCATTCCTGGGTCAGTCAATACCGCATGTAATTTATCAAGAGAAACTTGCAATGGTGACAAGTCTGCTTTTGCTAACCCTGTTGCGATCTCGATTTTCAGCCCTTTAACCTGGTCTTCCATCTGCTGGAATATATCGTTAACCCTTACCAGGTCGTCAATAGATTCAGGTTTAGGTGCTACACCATAGTCCTTGGATAACTGAATGAACTGCTTTAACTTTTCGTTATTATTATCAAAAAGAGGTAGCATTTTTGAAAGATCGTTACCAAGACTTTCAAGAATAGTTACTTTTTCAGCGTTGGTTCCAATCTTGCTAATGGCCTCACCAATTGCAAGTAATTGTTTATCTGGTGTTGCCTTCGATAGCTTTTCTGCAGACAACCCGAGAGCGTCTAAAGCGTCAACCGCATCTCCTGACTTATTAAGAACGGCATCACCTATTTTGTCACCAATGTCCTTGAATATGTCATTCATGTTTTCGCCAGCTAAACCCGCCTTTTCAGCTGCGAATTGCCATGCCAACAACTCTTGTGTTGACATGTTTAGTGACTTAGCCCATTTATCGGTCTCTGATATTTGGGCGGCCGTAGTCTTTAAAAGTTGATATCCTGCCACACCTACAGCGACTGCGGCGCCCTGAGCAACTGATGCGACCGAGGCTATCGCCTTTGCAGCTGCGACCGCATTTTTTTGAACCGTCTGGCTCCATTCATCTGAAGACCGTTCCGCTCTGTCCATGCCAGCAACAAAACCGCCAACTCTCGCAATCAGGTCAATTGTGAGCGTGCCTAATGATTTCCCGGCCATATGGTCTCCAATAAATAAAATAAACTAACCAGAAGCGCTTAGGCCCACTCTTTCATGGCATCTTCAAGGGTTATCGGTTGCTGGTAATTAATATGTGGTGCAAAATCACTTACCCTGAATGATGGGGTTCCCTTGGCTTTGTTCACATTTGCTATCGTACTAGC